CTCGCCTGGTCCGCTTCGACGGGGTAGCCACTACTGCCCGCCGACGCGCGCAGAATCAGGGATGGGGTGACTCGGTTTTTCGTCAGGTCGAAGAGACCATCATGCTTTTCTGGGGCTCGATGCAGGGTCTCGCCAATGCCTTGTCTGACGCCGACCAGGCAGTTTTCAAGCTTGACGGTCTGATGGACATCATCAAGTCGTCCTCGGACGGGGACGATGCGATCCGCAAGCGTCTGGCCCTTCTGCAGCACGGCCGGAGCGTTGCTAGAGCGATCGCTGTAGACGCGGAAAAAGAGAATTTCGAGTATATAGGACGTACCTTTACTGGCTACGATACCGGCGTCTATGCCCTCATGTACCTCGTGAGCGCGGCGTGCGGGATCCCGGTTTCACTCCTATTCGGTCGCGCGCCAGCTGGTTTGAATGCGACAGGGGATGCGGACATCCGGTTTTTCTATGACCAGATCAAGAGCTTCCAAGAGGTCACCTTGATGCCCCGCCTTCGCCGAGTGTTTGAGCTGCTGATGACCGCGAAGCTTGGGCCTATGGGCGGAGTCGTGCCAGATGATTGGTCCATTTCGTTCCGGTCTCTTTGGCAGCCCACGGCTCTTGAGCGTGCGGACATCCGACTCAAGACGGCACAGGCCGACCAAATCGAAATCGATGCAAACGTGATTACCTCGGAAGAGGCCAGATTAAGTCACTACTCGGGCGATGAATATAACGAGCATATCTCTATTGATATGGCAGTGGATCCTGAGGCTGAGGCGGCGGATAGGTATGAACAGCAGCAAACCCAGGTTGCGCAGCCACAGCAAGCCCAAATCGACCCAAGCAAGAGCCCAGCTGGCGACAATCCAGATAGCCCAGAATGACTTGCTACTCTTTAATATCGACGTAAGTCCTATTCCTGTCAGCTTTGATCCGGCGCTGTTTCAGGCCCATGACGCACTGGACGCTGTAGGCTTATGCGTCTATGACGTGGAGGGACAGCCGGATACCCTGGTCTTTCGTGATAGCCTAGAGGGGATGGCTCTTTACCGCACGTATCTCCACGAAGTCGGGCACGCCCTAGGCCTCGGTCATACCGAGCGTGGGATCATGAGTAGACGGCAATATGCGGCGTCTGACCTGTCGTCTAAATGGCCGTCTTTGGCTCAGCGCCGCCGCTGGTGTCATGAGATTGCAGTCTCATTTTTGAGACACCGTCTTAAGGTCTGGGGCCAGCATGCGCAAAAGATTTAAGCGTGCGCCCCGCTTCGCGCCCCCCGCTTGGCTCCAGTATTCGAAGGAGCTGCAGGCCGTCCACCGCGCGTGGATGACTAAGATCAAGTCACTAGTCCTAGCCAAATATCCGCACTGGGCGCGGGCTTTGGATAAGAGTCAGCACAGTCAGCGCGCGGACGCATCAGCGGGGGAGTCTATCGGTGCTACTCTGGATGGGGTGCGCGCGGAAATCGATCTAGCTCCCGTGCGTAGGGCGGCCAGAAAACAGGCCGAGATCACGCGCTCTAAAACTAGGACTAAGGCCAATACCCAGGCAAAATCGCTGCAGGGCGTTCAGCCGTTCGGACAGGAACCTTGGCTGAACGACTTTATAGACCTATTCGTGGAATCCAATGTAGGCCTAATAAAAAAGCTGCACGACGACCAAATAGCTAGAGTGTCCAAAATTGTTCGCGATGGGGCCCTGTCAGGGCAGACTCAGGCCACGATGTCGAAGCAGCTGGATGAGGTCTTAGGCGTGGGCAATCGGCACGCCAGACTCATTGCGCGTGATCAGACGGCCAAGCTCAACAGCCAGCTGACGGAAGTCCGCATGCGTCGAATCGGCGTGGAGTCCTATGAATGGTCTACGTCCCACGATGAGCGTGTGAGACCTGAGCACGCAGCGAGAGACGGGAAAATCTTCCGCTGGGATAGCCCGCCCCCCGACGGGCATCCCGGCGAGGCTATTAATTGCCGGTGCGTGGCGATCCCGGTTATGGATGCTGAGGATGAGGGCTAGCGTTCTGTTTCCATCCCTGTAGAATATACGACAACGCGTCCTCGCTTATCCCGGCCCGCACCAGCTGAATGAGCTCACTGGTAAATGAGGTCTCGCGGGGTGGGCGTGGGTCCTGCATAAGGGCGGCTATCTTCAAGGCCCTCTTATGAATTCCGCATAAATGGCGGCCATCTACAGAGTCGCCAGTCGCATCCCGCGCACATCGTTTGTTACCCTGGGTCGTCGCTTCACATTGCATTGACATGGTGTAGTGTCTCCTTCCTGGACTTTGATATGCGCCACTGGGAGTAATCTGTCAAGCAATAATTCTTAGTTACTGTGTAGGCGGGGGTATCAGGTAGGGAATGAAGGCAGGTTCGGGCGGGTAGGCACAGCTTTTAGCCAATGTTTTCGCGACATTAGGTAATCCCAGGGATCTTGTTCTTTGGGCGCCAGGGCAATAGGATCTATGTCGCTTAGCGGTCCGGTGCTTAGCCAGGCTGTTTTTCTGTGGACTTTTCCGGGCCTGTGGATACTCTCGCCGTCCATATGATCGACCAAAGACGGCGCGAAAATCCAGTTAGGCTTGCCACGGTAGCATGCCCAGAGAGCCCAGCGTGTATCATCTATATCCCAGTCATCCCTGACGAATTTCTCATTGAACTCGAGAAAGGGCTTAACCAGGTCTACACGAATCAACTGCGCACACCCCCACGTGAGGGTATACGATTGGAGCCAGTGTACCCCTCGTTGCTGCGCCTTTTCCAGGACACCGTGATAGCTGTAGAGCATGACGAGGGAGTCCCGGTTGTCGCGCGCTACGGCCTGTATCGACTCCACACACCCTGGGGTAGGCACTACATCGTCATTCAGAATCAGAAGGTGAGTAGTTTTTCTAGCTCTCGGTTTGAGCAGGCATTCCCGGAGATTCCACCATGGGCCGTGCCGCTTCGTGTCTATGCTAACCACAGGAGAGAAGGCTTCGAACGCGGAAACCAGTCCAGCGGGCACCTCACGCGGTGGGGCGTTCATGATGCGTACTTCGATTTCCGGTGTCATCTCTGCCTCCCAATAGACCGCCGATAAAAGTCGCGCGCCTCTTCCTCGTCGATAAAAGACCGGGTATGTCGGGGCGCGCCTGGCTTATGGTTTTTACACAGCACTAGGATCGGTCCTTGGTCTGGCAGTAATCCGCGCCATAGGGAGGTCTGCTTATCACCAACTTCGGCCGTACCAATACACTCGAATTGCACGCCTGACACGTCTTTCTCGAGTCTACGGTAGGCGTCCTTATTACCATCCCGGCGCATTAGAGCACCTCCATAAAAATCGAGGTGTCTTCAAGCCACGAATCAGACGGCGTCAGTTGCGACAGCAGCTCCCGCACCATGTCTAGGTCACATTCATCCGAGTCCAGGTAGGTCAGCAGTGCCTCCTGATTCATCCCTGCAGTCGATGGGTCGGCACTGAGTTTCTCTACAAACGACGGTCTGATGGCTGGGATCGGATTACCCGTCTCTCGCCTATAGTTTTCATAGGCGTCCTGCGCTGTCGCGGCCACTGTCGAGAAAAGAAGCGTCTTCTTGTCACTGGTATAGATTTGCCAAACTTTACCGAGCACTTAGAACTCCGATCATCTTTGTTGAAAATACGCGACTTCCGTGGTTACGCCGAGAGGGTGGGTTAGTCTAACAAGTTTGTCTACCTCCAGTTTTGTTTTTTCAGGCAGGGCTTGAGGCGTTGTTACAGCGATGACTAGGGCCGGGACCATGACATACGACCGCCGCAGACCCAAGAATCCGTGTCGTACCTCCCGCGAAAGCTTTACCGAGTAGAATCCTACACTGGCACCCAGGGTGTTTAAGTGCTGTGCTACGCTCCGGGCTAGGCATTCATTTGTCTCGGCTCGCGGGGGGATCGTCATATAAGGTCTCCGTCCTGCTGTTTGTATCGCTGCCTACTCTGAGTATTTAAGTCACATCGGGCATCTCCGCCACACTATTTTTGCCTCTTCATCCGCACTTTTTGCGTCGGTCTGTATACATTTTTGTTAGTCATTGCCTAGCGTTTAAACACCGCGTTTTCGCAATAAATCTCTGGAATCCTGTACTCTGGGGAAGATGAGTATTGCCCATCGCGAGGATACCGCTACGATTGAGTCGGCCAGCAAGACTGGTGCGGGCTATCTGCGTGCTCCCGCGCGTCTCACACGTACGGGAATATTCGAATATAAGACTACCGATGGTCGGACCATTCGCGAGCTGCGGCCTGCCGAAGAGGTCTTTGCGGAAGATTCCCTCGACTCACTGCGTTTGGTGCCCGTTACTCTTGGTCATCCGGCCGGGGGATTGGATGCCAAGCGTGCGCGGGCCGAGGCACGAGGCAGTGTCGGCGAGGCAATCAAGCCGGACGGTAACTTCGTCTCGGCCACGCTCGGGATTTACGACGAGCAGCTCGTAGCAGCCATCGAGAGCGGCGTGCGCGAGTTGTCATGCGGATATTCCTGCGAAGTCGACCCTACCCCGGGCGAGTATAATGGTGAGCGGTACGACGCTGTACAGCGCACCATTCGCTATAATCACGTTGCCGTCGTGCAGAAAGGCCGAGCTGGCGCCGAGGTGGCGATCAGACTCGACGAAAACAAAGGACCCCAAATGGTGAAACTGAAAATCGGTGAAGTGGAACACGACGTTCCCGAGGCTGTGAAAGCGGCGTTTGACACGTTTGCAGCACAGATCTCGAGCATGATGAAGAAGGATGAAGCCGATGCTTTGAAGGCGCGCGCTGATTCCCTGGAGGCGCAGGTAGCGAAGCTGCCCGAGCTGGCAAAGGCTCGCGCGTCTTTGGAGCGTGAGGCGGCTAAGTTCGTTCCGGCTGAAAAGTTCGACGGGCAATCGGACATCGAAATCAAGAAGAGCGTGATTTCGAAGCTGCTTCCGGAAGTTAAGCTTGACGGGGTTAGTGACGCATACGTTGACGGTGCTTTTGCTACGGCTATCCAGGTGACCCCAGTTGCCAAGGGTAAAGCAGCTCTCGAGGTGTTCGCGGCTGGCACTCAGCGCGCGGATTCAGCGGCCCCGAGCGCACACCAGAAAATGATTGAACGACAGAACAACGCGTGGAAGACCGCGCAGGAGAAAAAGTAATGCAGACCTCTGTTTCGGAAACTATGGCAGTTGCGGCCTACCCGGGCCAGCTGGCGGACTCGGCGCCCCACAAAATTGTCACGGCATTGAATCTTCGTACGCCGGCCAAACTCATCACGCCGACTGCGGCTAACAGCACGGCATACGAGCTGACCTTTGAGCAGGGTACGACGGACGTTACTGTCGGTTATACCTCGGACTCGACTGCTACGTCCGCCGAAATTGTGGCGGGCCTGTTGGCGGCTACTCCCTCGGGCACGATCAAAGACTGGGATCTCGTTGCATACGGTGCTCTTCTGGCCGCCGTTGCGAAGCCCGGTGTCGCGTCTCCGCGCGCTGTGACGAGCACGGGTGCGGGCACGCTGACGCTGTCCACGCTGGATGCGACCATTCCGTT